ACTTACAAAATATTAGTATACTTACAAAATATTAGTATACTTACAAAATATTAGTATACTTACAAAATATTAGTATACTTACAAAATATTAGTATACTTACAAAATATTTTAAGTATAATTAATTATAATGTGTTAAATAATCAAAATTTTTTTTATTATAATAAATAATGAATAAACTACAAAAAGATATAGTATTTTATAGTAATTATTGTTTACATTGTAATAATTTATTAAATAAATTATCCAAGACTATTTTACAAAATAAAATTTTTTATGTTTGTATAGACGATAAAAAAATAAAAATACCAAAAATTGTTAATAGAGTTCCTTCTCTATATTTAGTAAATGAAAAAAAAGTTCTTATAGAGAATGATATAGATATTTGGGTAGATAATCAATTAGAATCAATTAAATATAAAAATAAACAAATGGAATTACAAAAACCTATATCAGCACAAATACCAAATATGTCTCCCCACCCATCTCAAGATAATATTCCAATAGATAATGTAAATAATAATGCAAATAATAATGTAAATAATAATGTAAATAATGTAAATAATAATGTAAATAATAAAGACAATTCTATTTCGGATGAAATAATAGCTTATCATGGTAATGAGATGGGAAGTAATTTATCTACAAATTATTCATTTTTAGATGATACAAATAATAGTTCATTAAATAACAATTTTACATTTGTGGACGAAACAACCGCACAAGCTATAAATACTCCAAAGGACTTTAATGATAATAATCAAGTAAAATCTGAACTTGACCAACAATACGAAAAGATGATGGATTCTAGACAAAACGACCCTATAAGTAAAGGTATTCAAAGAATTTAAATTAAATTAATATAATATAATTTAAAATAATTTATTAATTATTTATTATGGATTCAAATAAATATAAACAAATATTTAAAATACAAACAATAAATCTTATAAATGATTTATTATTAGTATTTGATAACGACCAAATGATTATAAACATTAAAGAAAAAATGTTAATTAGTTTTGATGAAAAAGATTTTTTTGATAATTTATCTAAATATTTTTCAAAAAATATAGAATTTGGAATTAATAATAGAGATATGGAATTAATATTAGATAGTAAAAAATATTTACTTCCAATATCTACAGAGAATATAGTAAAACTTAAATTACAAAATTATTGGTTAAATTTAAATTTATCTAATAAAGATAAAATATGGTCATACTTAAATATATTATTAAATATTTATAATAATATACTTTAATCTTTGCGGTTTTTAGATAAAATAATTTTATGATTAAAGAATAAAAATGTCAACATATATAGAAAAATTCAACTTTTATTTAAAAACATTTATCCAAGAGTTAATTACTATTTTCCCAGAAAATAAAGATTCATTTACTCAAAATTATTCACTTGTTTTAGAAACAGATAATGTAAATAGTGACGAATATGTTAAGGAGTATATGTTAGGAGTTTCTCCATATCATAGCGATATATCCCAAAAGAATAATAAATTATTTTTAGGAGATAATGAATTAAAATTTTTAAGAGATACTGATTTTAGGAATTTATGGACCAAGGATTTAAGTGATTCTACCAGAGAAAATATTTGGAAATATTTACAAACTTTATATGTTTTAGGGAAAAAAATTGTTCCAGAAGATGATGATGTTAACCAAATGTTAAATGAATTAAATGCCCTAAATAATGATGAACAAACAAAATCTAATATAGAAAACCACCAAAAAGAAATGATGGATATGATAGAAAATATATCAAAAATAACGGAAAAAGAACAAGAAAAAGGAGACAAACCTGGAGTACAACAATTATTTAACAATGGAATTATTAGTGATATAGCAAAGGAACTTACTAATGAATTGGATTTAGATAAATTAGATTTAGGAAATCCACAAAATATGAATGAGGCATTTAGTAATATTATGGGTGGTGCCGGAGGTAATAACTTTTTTGATTTAATTAGTAAAGTTGGTGAAAAAATACAATCTAAAGTTGAATCTGGGCAGATTAATCAAACGGATTTAATTAGTGAGGCTCAAAAAATGATGGGTGGCTTACAAAATCCAGAACAAATGGCGAAATCTATGATGAATAAAAATGGTTTTGGTAAAAGTAAAGGTCCCGAAACTACCAGAGAGAGATTAAGACGTAAATTAGATAAAAAAGAAAAGGAAGCAGAACAATAATGCTATAATGCTATAATGCTATAATGCTATATTGCTATATTGCTATATTGCTATAATGATATAATAATGCGATAAATTATAATTACTAATTATATAAAATAAATATATATATATAATAAGTAAATGGAACTTTTTTGGTATGATGATGTTTCTGTGCTATTCGAACCTTCCAAGTTAAAAAAATATATTCCTTTAAATTCGTTTTCTAAATCTGAAAAATTAAATGCTATAGTAAGATTTGGTTTTTATATATCTATTTTATTAATAGTATTAACATTCAATATTAACTATATATTTATCGCATTTTTTTGTTTAATTTTAACTCTTTTAATTAATTCAAATGAAGAAGATAAAAAAATAAAACATAATAAGAAAAATGTAGAAAATTATGATAACCTAAAACAAGATGAAACTTTTACCAAAAATAATATTAAAGTAGATAATTATCTAGAAAATTGTATTTTACCGAGCGATGATAATCCTTTTATGAATGTTCTTTTAACAGATAAGAGGACTAGAAAACCAGCGTGTAAAACTATTAAAAATAACAAAATCAAAAAATTAATGAATAATAAATTTAGTCAAGGACTTTATAAAGATATTAATAGTGTATATGATAGAGAAAATTCACAAAGAGAATTTTATACAATGCCATCAACCACAATTCCAAATAATCAAGGCGATTTAGCAAATTGGTTATATGATACACCAAAAACGTGTAAAGAGGGAAATGGAAATCAATGTGTAGGAAATAATATAGAAAAGTTGAATGGAAATTCTTATCAATTTATTTAATTTAAAATTTATTAATTTAAAATTTATTAATTTAAAAAAATCAAAATAAAAATAAAATATTAATATATATAATGAGTAATAATAATTTATTTAGTAATAGACCAATGACCAATTGTATGAAAATGGATGGTAGTATGGATTTACATAATCTTACCAGTATAGATAATGATAGTTGTTGTGTAACTTTCAAAGAAAAACAAAGTGAAAGTCCTGGAATTTATAGATTAAATCAATATAGAGAATGTGAATGCGGAATTCCAAAAGTAATTGAAACGGCATCAGCGAATGCCGAAGTACAATTTAGAGATGGTTATGGAATTTCCGAATGTTTTATTGACGACGATACCGAATTAAGAGTAGGACAAACTAAAAAGAACCCAAAATGCCCTATTCAATTATTTACCAGACCTTACGCAACTGTTCCTTATATGGGTAGAGGTTCTGGAAATTCTTATATTGAATCTCAATTAAGACCTGGTGAAGATACTGGAGAAAGAAGACAATGTAATACATTAGCGGGAATTTCTATCCCAAATTTAGACCCCAATTCTATGCCTATGATTGACCATATTAGAAATAGTATTCAAGATCCACAACATTTAATAACCGAAGAAGCATTACATGGATGGGTTCGTGGTGGAGCACCTTCAAGACAAATTGTTAGAGATATAGAATATATGGAGAAATGTGGTAGTCAATACCAAAAAAGAGCCGCCGCTAGACCTAAATATAATTAATATAATTTAATATAATATAATTTAATATAATTTAATATAATTTAATATAATTTAATATAATTTAATTTAATATAATTTAATATAATTTAATTTTAATCCGTTAAAGAATTAAACTTAAACTATAATTTTGTCAATGATTATAAGCATTTCCAGATTATTTGTTTTAATTAAAGATTTAATACAATTTAATACAATTTAATACAATTTAATAATTTCAAATTTATTTTATTTTCTTTATTATATATATATGAGTTCTAACAGATTAATTTACGATACATGCGCATATAAGCATGATTTAGTCCAGAGTGTTGGACCATTAGAATATATGCTTAACCCAATGAAATTTGAAAACTCTAGTAAGTGTAGAATGGAACTTGGTCTTTTAGGAGGGACGGCAGTTTCTCACGTAAAAGGAAATCTCGTTGATTTGGAAACTGATCTGAGAGGTCAAACTAGAAGAACAACTAAATGTCCTACCAAACTTTACCAAAATCCTTGCCCACAAGGTGATATGAATGCATGTAAGCCTGGAAATATTCATATTCCAGGAGATGCCTCGCAAACTGAAAGAAATATTGATACAACTATGTTACACTTACCAGCGTGTCAAATGATTAGATATAAACCAGTCCCATTGCCAGCAGAATTAGATTTTAACCATACTAATTTTAATAATAACATTCAACCACGCGATACCCATAATTAATTTTATTTTTTAATTTTATTTTATTTTTTAATTTTATTTTATTTTTAATTTTATTTTATTTTTTAATTTTATTTAAATTAACTATTACTAAAAGTTAATTTATTACTAAAAGTTAAATTACAAGTTAATTTTTAAAATTTATCTAACTATATATTAGAATGACTGATATATCTTTTTCCACTGTTTTAAATGATGTAGCTGAAAAATTTATGAAAAAAAATAACGATTTAGAACAAACTAATACAAATAATGAGGTTAATTCAAAAATTTCTAGTAATAATAAATTAATATCAAATGAACTAGAAATGATGAAAGAACAAATTGCTCAAATAGGAGGGCAAGTTAATCAACCACAAATGATGTATCAACCACAAATGATGCCACAACCACAAATGATGCCACAACAAATGATGTATCAACCGCAAATGATGCAACAACAAATGATACCACAACAAACACAGCCGAATAAAAATAAAAATAATAATAAAAATAATAATAAAAATAATAATAATAATAATAATAATAATAATAATAATAATAATAATAATAATAAACCAGAAAAAACTTTAAAAAAACAAAAAATGAACGAGATAGACCAAGCAATACAAAATAACGAAATTTCTAAATTAGAAAAAGAGCAAGATGAATCAATATTCGCAATGCCTGAAAAATTAATAGGTTCATTAGGAAGTGTTGCCTCGTCTGTATTAGGAACAGGCGATGAAAATCCTACCGAACAAATGCCTGAATTAGGCAATATTGTAAAATTACCATCTCTAAATAATGTTATGACTGATGTGGGTGAAGGACTGTCGCAGGCGACAAATACTATAAAGGATGCCAGTGGTATGGCCACAGAAAAAAAAGAAGACAAATCATTATTTGGGAATGTCGCGAATTCTATGTTTAGTGGTGTGAAACAAATTGGTAAAAATGCCTTAAATACTGTGGGAAATGCAGCGAATATTACAAATAATGCCGTTAAAATGGTTTCGTATAAAAAATGTAATGAAGATTTTTTATCAAATATAGGAAGTATTATAGATACTTGTGATAGAGATAATTATGTTTTAATTTATAATACTATCGTTGAAAAACTAAAACTAAAAAAAGAAAATTTTAGAGATATTATTAAAAAAGATATAGAAAAACTTGTTCCGATAGATTTAACCAAAGAAGAAGGTCTAAAAGAAGAAAATAATACACTTACGATAGATATAAATAATCTTACAGATGAAACTGAAACTGAAACTGAAACTCCATCAAATAAATTAGCTATATTAAAACAAAAACCATCAACATTAAAGAAAATCGCTACATTAAAACAAAAACCATCAACATTAAAACAAAAACCATCAACATTAAAACAAAAACCATCAACATTAAAGAAATTACCTATATTAAAACAAAAACCATCAACATCAAAGAAATTACCTATATTAAAACAAAAACCATCAACAAAGAAATTACCTATATTAAAACAAAAGCCATCAACATTAAAGAAATTACCTATATTAAAACAAAAGCCATCTACAAAAAAGAAATTACCTATATTAAAACAAAAGCCATCAAAATTAAAGAAAAAAACTAAAAAGAAAAACACGGATGTATTAAATACGAATTCGCTCGCCCAAACAATATTAGGAAATGAATTAACGAGATTTTAATTTAATTAAAAATAAAAATAAAAATAAAAATAAAATTAAAATTAAAAAATAAAATATAATATATAATTATATGAGTTTTAATAGATTAAATTATGACACTTGTTCTTACCAACATACATTAGCAGAATCTGTAGGACCAGGAGAATATATGCTTACTGAACCACCAAATGTAACACAACCGTGTTTTGCCGAATCTCCCCAAATTAGATTACAAAGACAAGGAGTTAGTGTCGCTAAAAATATGCCTCTTATTGATGTAGACTCTGAACTAATGAATCTTACTAGACCAGCGACCAATTGTCCAAGTAGAAAATATATTCCAGACGGAAACCAATGTAATGAAGACCATAAATTAAATGAAGCAAAAACTAATGTAGAACACGGTAATGATTGCTTTTTCCAAGTAGAAGATACTAGATTAAGTAATCCGTCGTGTAATCTTAGAGGTACTGGTTGGAATAGATGGGAATGGTTATGTCTTGACCCCCAAGAAAGAGTATTAATGCCTTTTGACTATAATATTAATAATCGGTTAGTTGTCAAAGATAATCATAGACCTTGTATTCCTAAACCAATCGATGTTTCTTATTCTTTACCACCTAAAAGTGGAGAACCTAAAGCAAATAATACAGTATCAACTTGCGGAGTTCCTACTGGACCACCTAGTATTCAATGGCAAAATGCTATGAATGCCAAACAATCTTAAATATTTTATATTATCTTTATAAATTAATTTAAGAATATATATTATTCTTAAATTAATGTTAACAGAAGATAGTTATTTTTACTTAACACCAAATATTATTATTATAAATGGTAGTCTTTTTCATATAAATGATAATGAAAAACAAATTAAAATAACTTTAAATAATTGGCAGAAATACTTAAATGAATATGGGTGGGAAGATATAGACGAAACTTGGCAATTAAAACTTTTAGATTCTAAAAATAAAAATAGATATGGAATTTTAGAGTGTGGAGGAGAAGGTGATTGTTTATTTTTTTGTATAATAGAAGCGTTAAAGGAATTTGATGAATTAGATAACGAACTAGGTATGGATGTAGAACAATTACGAAATATTGTTTCATATCAAATTACAGAAGAAAATTATCCAATAATACTGGAAAATTATAAATTAGAACAAGAAAATAATGAATTTGATGGTTTGTGGAATCCTATGGAAATACAAAATATAGAAGAATTGCGAAATGAAATTAGAAAAAGTGGAGATAATTTTTGGGGTGACCATATTATTATTCAACTTTTAGAAAAAGCATTAAATATTAATATTATAATTCTAAATACAGAAGAATTAGTATTCGAAGATAACAATTTTAAAATACAACCACGTTGTAATCCTATTAATAAAGAACATATAACTATTTTTTTATCTTATTGTTTTAGTAGTCATTTTCAACTAATAGGATATTTTAATGGGAAACTAATGAAAACTAAATTTAAATATAGTGAAATCCCAAAGGTATTTAAATTATGATTTGACTTTTGATTTTTTGACTTTTGATTTTTTGACTTTTGATAAACCCATTAGACCTGAATTTATTAAAGGATAAAAAGTTAATGAATAATTATATTTTTTAGGAAAGTTTATAAGAATAGTTTCATTTATAAAATTATATTTCGCCCAATTAAAGAGTTTATTTTATCCAAAGACAAATCGGCAACCATTCCCGCAGTTAAAATATAAATATGATAAAAGTTTATGTTATTGATTTATAAAATGATGGGTCAATATTGATAGTATTATATTGTTTTTTATATAAAAAAAATTGAAATAAATTATTTTTTTCAAGTGTTGTAAACAAACCACCGAAATGGAACAAAGTGAAGTTAAAACTATAAAAAAAATAAAAAAAATAAAAATAATAAAAAAAAATACAGATTCAAAAAATAAAGAGACGGCAATTGTTGATTATAGTGATAATATTGTTACGTATACTTGGTGCGAATGTGGGGAAAACCATCATGGAAATCAACAGATAGGAGAAATTGCTGATCCAGGACAAGGGTTTATGAAAGCTGATTTAGTAGCAGCAAAAACTTTTGCTGAAGAAAATTATAATTGCGATACTGAAATGTTTAACTTAAAAAAAATGGGTTTAATTAATGACGCAGGGGAACCATTAATTATTAAAAATAAAATAAATGAAATTGTTAAAGTAAACAGTGCCCATTTCCTTATTATTCGAGGATTTATTCCTGCGATTTTGACTAAATATGGATTTAGTATGAATGATTTGATGAAAGAAGTAATGGAACAAAAATGGGATAATAAGTATTGGGATACAAGAAGACAAAAAGTTTTGAATAAACATGCTCGAGAAAATAATGTTATTTCTGGTATAACACAGACTGCTAATTATGCCGAAGGAAAAGGAACAATTCACGCGTTTAAAAATATGACGATTATGGATATTTTAAAAAAAGAGTTTATGAAAATTGGAGAAAAATTCAATTTTGCTTGTGCGGAGGGTAACAAATATATGGATGGTGGGAAAAAAAAGAATGGTATTGGATGGCATGGTGATTCTGAAAGAAGAAGGGTTTTATCTATGAGATTGGGGTTAAACCCAAGCATGCCGTTTTATTATAGGTGGAAATATAAGCATAAAGAAATTGGACAAATTATGAAATGGGATATTAATGCAGGTGATGTTATGGTTATGAGCGAATGGGCAGTTGGGGCAGAATGGAAAAAAAGTAGTTTAGTAACTTTGGTTCATGCGACTGGCGCCAACAAGTATGTGAAACCAAAAAGTGATAATTAGATACCAAATAATAAAAACGATAGGTGTTTTATATTATGAAATGTCTATTTACAAAAAAAAAGACAATCAATAAAATGGTGCTTGTTTTTGTATCCCATTATAATTTTTTGACTTTTGATTTTTTGACTTTTGATTTTTTGACTTTTGATTTTTTGACTTTTGATTTTTTTACTTTTGATTTTTTGACTTTTGATTTTTTGACTTTTAATTTTTTGACTTTTGATTTTTTGACTTTTGATTTTTTGACTTTTAATTTTTTGACTTTTGATTTTTTGACTTTTGATTTTTTGACTTTTAATTTTTTAACTTTTGATAAACCCATTAGACCTGAATTTATTAAAGGATAAAAAGTTAATGAATAATTATATTTTTTAGGAAAGTTTATAAGAATATTTTCATTTATAAAATTAGATATATTCATACATGTTTCCGCTATATATTGAATTAGATTTCGCCCAATTAAAGAGTTTATTTTATCTAAAGACAAATCTACAACCATTCCCGCAGTTAAAATATAAATATGATAAAAAGTTTCTGTTATTGATTTATAAAATGATTGGTCAATATTAATCGTATAGTCATTTAATTCATATTTTGCTTCATAAATACCTATAGGTGTCATTATAATATTTATTAAATTATTATTATTTATAATAGGATATAAAATATCTTCGGCAGATGGATAATAATTTACTTCGGTAGTATGTTGGGAGTTTCGCAAAGGATGTGTATGTCCCATAATTTGTTGATAACCACTATGGTGAGAGCACCAATTATTACCATTTTGATATGTACCAATAATCCAATTATCATTGTGAAAATAAAAACATTCTTCATTTAATAAAGATAATGGATTTGGAATAATATATAATTGTTCAAATGCTTTTGTTATATGTGTCATTAATTTAATATTATATTTTAATTTTTTTCTTACCATTCAGAATCTTCTGGGATTTACTATAAATATCCAGTTTTTCCATCCAAAAACCATTATGTGTCTTTATTAAATTTTCTTTGATATATTTATTAATGATTAAATGAATTAGAACTCTATCAATATTAACACCTTTTTCTCGTTTAAATTTCCCATAATCTTTATAATTTAACGATTCTTTTTCCGTTTTAGAACCCATTAAAATCTTTTTCACTTTTGTTTTATTAATATCTTTTTTATTCATAATAGTTTCCAAGATACTTTTACATAAATCAGTATAGTCTTTAATTTCAAGACTCCGCATATTACTACAACTATAACATCTATTTTCACAGAATCCTAGTTTTTCTTTTCTTTTTTCACCAAAATAATTACATAATAGAATATGTCGGCAATCTCTATTATTTTCTATAAATCCAATCATATCATATAATTTTTCAATCTGGTATTTAATGTTATCTAATTTCTTTTGTTTATAAAAAAGATTTTTATCTTCAGTAATACTTTGATTAAACATTTTCTCATAGACAATTTTATCTTGATAAGAATAATATAGAATACAGTCGGCAGGTTTAGTATCTCGGCCAGCACGACCAATTTCTTGATAGTATCCTTCTATAGATTTTGGTAGATTATAATGAAACACTACTCGGACATCCGGTTTATCTATACCCATTCCAAACGCAATTGTAGCTACAATAACTTGGACTTTATTTTCTAACCAATCACTTTGTGCTTGATTTCTTTTTTTTGCAGGTAATCCAGCGTGAAAGAATTCGGCCAATATACCATGTTCTATAAGTTTGGCGCATTGTTTCTCGCATTCTTTTCTGGAATGGGCGTAAATAATAGCACTTTGGTTTTTATATTTATTTTTAAGTAATCTTGAAATCTCATTAATAGTTTCTTTATTTCTATCTTCAATAGTGATAATTAGATTATCTCTTAAAAAACTACTTTTAAAAATCTTTGGATTAGGGAGACTAAGAATATCTTGAATATCCGCCTCCACCTTTTTAGTGGCTGTCGCCGTTAAAGCAATAATAGGAACTCCTGGATATTCACTTCTTAAATTTCGCACTTTTAAATAATTTGGACGGAAATCGTGCCCCCAAGTTGAAATACAATGCGCCTCATCTAACACAAATCTAGAAATTAGTTTATTCTTATGTAGATTTTTAATTAGTCGCATAGTATCCTCATTACAAATTATTGATTCTGGAGTAGAATAAAGAAGTTTAATATCTGGTATTTTCTTGGATAATTCCCCATACACTCTAGCGCGGTCACTTACATTAAGGTCGCTATTTAATAATTCGCACGTGATACCCTTAGATTTTAGAGATTCCACTTGGTCATAAATAAGACTCCTTAGCGGAGAAAGAACTATAGTTATTCCTTCGCATAAAAGTGCGGGTAGTTGAAAACATAGAGACTTTCCTGAACCAGTAGGAGATATAACTACAATATCATGATTCATTAAAGCAGAGTCTATGACACGTTCTTGAAAAGGTTTAAGTGATTTAAAACCGAATACATTTTCTAATTGTATTTGTAAATTCATAATTTAAATAATTATTTAATTAATTTAATTATCAATTTTAATTTAAGTTTATTTATATTAAATAATTTATTTATATTAGATAATATAATGGACAATACATTAATGGACAATACGTTAATGGACAATACGTTAATGGACCCAATAGAAATTAAAAAAATTATTCCACCCAATAAATGTACTAGATGTAGTGGTGAGCATTATGATTATTATTGTGTATATTATAATAACCACTCTTTAGGTAATAAATTAATTTTATAATAACCAATCTTTAGGTAATACAATAAATTCATAATAACCAATCTTTAGGTAATACAATAAATTCATAATAACCATTATTATGACTTTCTTCTAAAGTATATAAGGCATTTACACCTGGTGTAGTGCTCTCGAAAAATTCACCATCTACATGACTTTGTAGAATTAATGATTGTTTTCCTTTTTCCTCTATAATAATAGCTACGTGTCCTTGGTCATCTATGTTTCTAAAACCACGTATTAATAAACTTCCAGATGGATAATTCGTTTCTATATTGAATTTTATAGCTTTATCTTTGTAATATTCGGCATATGCCTCCGTCCCACCTATAGAATACTCTATACATTTATCATTACTCGCAACAAAAGGCAGTTCTTTACCTACACTTCGAAGTATAAGATTTACTAATCCAGCACAATTTAAACTGGTAATTTCTTCTTTATTGGGAGAAGGTCCATTTTTCGCGAACATAGGAGCACATTCTTGATTTTCACCTCCTAACCAATAACCATAAGGAGTTCCTATGAGATTCATACCATATTTTATTGCTTGTATCATTTATTTAATATTTATTTAAAGAAATTTTCAATTTTATAAGAATATAAATATAAATAATATAAATAATATAAATAATATATAATAATATAAATAATATAAATAATATAAATTATATAAATATAATAATATAAATAATATAAATAAAATTGAAAATTTCATTAATTAAATATTAAATAAATATAAAATGAATTCATATCCTCTCTGTTGGTCAAAAAAATCTATAAAAGATAAAAATATTTCTTTAATACCATGTATATCTAATCATAGTTTTACAGGTCTCTCTGAAAATATTTACGCACATTATATTCTATCACTTGTTCTACTAATAAATCCAGGTGCCGAATTAGAAAAAATTAGATATAAAATCTTTATTTGGGAATTTACCGATAGAGATACTAATGAAATTGATTTATATGTTGATTCCATTACCGATCCTAAAAATCTACAATCTCCTATAGATTTTATTATTAATCCGAATTTATCTTTTTCTTTAGAAGGAAAAGATAAAAATGAGTTTTATTACGAAGTCTTAAATAAAATACCATTAGATTTCGAAATGATATCTAATAATGATAATGATGAAATTTATATAAAAAATCTTATTGAAAAAATAAAATAATTTTTATTAAACTTATTTTATAATACTAAATACTAAACTTATTTTATAATACTAAACTTATTTTATTTTATTAAAATTCTTCAAATACTTTTTCTAAATAATTATCAAATCTATCTTTCATTTCTTTAACTTTTTCTTCAAAACCAAATCTAATCATTTCTTTTTCCACTTCTAATTTCAAACTCAATAAATCCCATTCATTAATAATCTCTTCTACAACTAATTTAGTTTTTTCAATATTTTCTTTTTTTAGGAACCAATCACTTTTATTAAATACCAAACTCCTTTTCCCATAAATATCCCCTTCATCTATACTCAAAACTACTCCCGCAATATTTACTAAAATATTCCTTAAAATATTATCACTACTTCTAAATAATCCATCAAATAATCTAATCTTTAAACTTTCTTTAAAAACATCTTCTCTTTCCAAAAATCCTTTATTCTTTCCCAAATCTCCTATATTATCAAAATTTTCCATCATACAATAAACTACTTCTCTTTCACCAAACTTCCAATTTTTAACATATGTTTTTTTCTTTTTGTCTACCACTTCTAATCCAACTCCACTCCTAATTCTTTTCATTCCCAAATCTTTTATTCCAAATCTTTTCTTCAAAATATCCATCATAATATAATCTCTACCAAATCTAAAACTTTCTTTCATTTCCTTTAAAATATATTTTTTACCATCATATTCAACTTTTATACAACAAACCTTCAAACCACAAACTCCTTCTTCTATAACTTCAATATTTTTAAATTTAGACCAATCTATCGACTCTAATTCTTCTTCAATAACAACTTCTTCTAAAATAACTTTTTTCTTTTTAACTTTTTTCTTTTTAATAACTTTTTCTAAAATAACAACTTTTTTCTTTTTAATAACTTCTTCTTTTTTAATAACTTTTTCTAAAATAACAACTTTTTTCTTTTTAATACCACTTTTAACATCTATATAAAATTTCCTCATTTCTTCTCCTTTTTCACCTAATAAACTTAAATCTTCATCCAAAACTAAACTACCAACTTCACCAAACTTTTTCAATCCAAATTTCTTATTAACATGATAATCATTAACTACATAATCATCATCTATTTTAATCTCTATTCTATTAACCATATATTGGTCAACTTCTTCTTTAGTCCATATAACATTTTCTATGGTAGTAAAATCTAATTCATCCATTTTCCAACCAATAACAATTAACCACATACCAAATGCCAATCTTTCTTTCAAATCTTTTCTAAATAACATTTTCTTTCCAAATTCCAACACTTTTTTTAATTTTTCATTTTCAAAATATTCCTCCAAAATTTCCACCAACAAATATATACAATCTTTTCTCCTAAATCTAGTACCACCTTTTTCATCCATAATATAAACTAAATTAAACACACCAAACATATTAAAATCCCTATGTTCTAAAAACCCAATAAACAATTCACCCAACTTCAATATTTTTTCACTATCTCCTTTTTTTTCAAATTTTTTAACTTTATTTAATATAACATCATCCAATTTATATTTTTTTTCTTCAAATCTCCAAAAATTATTAATATAACTAACAATCCTACCCCTTTTCAAATCTCTAACTAATCTACAAAATTCTAACAACCCACTCAATTTTTCTTCATTTTCCTTTTCATCCACACTTTCCAAAATTTCAATTCCTCTAAAAATACTCCCAATTTCTACACAAATAATTTCCTCCATTAACAAAATTTTTAATCTATTTACTAAATTGGTAATAATAGCCTTATTCTTCAATCCTAAAATAAACATCTCTACTACACACCACTCAAATTTTTCCCACTCTTTTCTCCTATAATACTTACAAATTCCACTTTTTAAAATGTTTGTTGGTATACCATAATAACTGGAATTATTAAACATTCCAATTTTCATTTTCCCGAATTTAGTTGAATCAATATTCCAGTTTTCCATTTGGTTTGTTTGGTTTAGTTTGTTTAGTTTGTTTAGTTTGTTTAGTTTGTTTAGTTTGTTTTTATAATTTCAATTTTTTAATTAAGTAAAACTAACCAGTATTACTTTTCTTAATATGTCTTTTACTTTTCTTAATAGGTCTTTTACTTTTCTTAATAGGTCTTTTACTTTTCTTAATAGGTCTTTTACTTTTCTTAATAGGTCTTTTACTTTTCTTAATAGGTCTTTTACTTTTCTTAATAGGTCTTTTACTTTTCTTAATAGGTCTTTTACTTTTCATATGTTGCTTGCGATATTTGCATAGATGTCTTTTTCCTGCTAAACCAAACCCAGAATTATTCATTAAAAGTGTTTTAAAAATCATTAATAGTAAATCTTTTTTTGATTCAAAATGTCTTAACATAATTTGATAAATACACGTATGAGAATTTATACCATAACCTTTTATATCGCTAAAAGATACTTTATATCTTTTTGTAGATATTTTTCTAGAACCAGTCCAATATTCTAAAAAATTTTTAATAAATTCTTCTTGTGTAGCAAAATATGCTTGTTCGGTGCTTTTACCCTGTTCGGTATCGTTACCCTGTTCGGTATCGTTACCATGTTCGGTATCTTTACCATGTTCGGTATCTTTACCATGTTCGGTATCTTTACCATGTTCGGTATCTTTACCATGTTCGGCATTTTTACCCAGTAAAGTTCTAGCATCTGTGGGTGGGAAAAGTGTTCTTAATTCCATATTTATTTCATCTACTTCCATATCACTTAAATTACTTTTGAAATCTAATAAGATTTCATTAAAAATATCTTTTTCGTCACTTGTAAAATTCGTATCAAAATCAATTAATGGTAATAAAGTATTAATATTCATTTTTATTGAGGGGTTGAAAATATTATTTATTATGAAAATATTTATTTCGTCTGTTTCTTTACCAGTTTTTTTATTTATAAATTGTGAATTTATTGTATAGTGTCTTTCTACAAAATATTTAAAACCTGCTATAATATCGTCATGTACTATATATTTTAGTGAAATATCTCTAAATATTTCTAATTTATGTTTTCTCATTTCCAAAGTTTCTAAAAATTCTTCCTTATCTTCTTCTGGGATGTTTAATAATTCATTTGTGCTTTCTAACTTTTCTATCTCTTTAGTCAATAAATTTATTTCTTGTTCCAATAGTGTTATGTTTTCATTTCCACCACCTTTAATACCACCTCTTTTTCGTGTAAAAAAATTTTTAAATCTACCAAAGCGTGTTTGTATTGGTGGCGGTGGAGTTTCAGGAATGTCATTTATTATTACAAACGATTCTTCTATTTCATTTTCTTCACTATTACCTTGATTACCTATAGAATTTGTGCCTATAGAATTAGGTATAGAATTATTGCCTATAGAATTAGGTATAGAATTTATGCCTATAGAATTATTGCCTATAGAATTAGGTATAAGATTTTCTAATCTATTTTGTGTATTATATTCAGATTCTTCTATATTTGGTGATTGTTTAATAGTTGTTTTAAACGTAATATCTTTTGTTATAGAACTTTCATTACAATTTAGAATAGCTATTTTTAATATATTATCACTTCCTATAGTATCACTTCCTATAGTATCACTTCCTATAGTATCACTTCCTATAGTATCACTTCCTATATTATCACTTCCTATAGTAATAGAATTATCAGGAAATAAAATTTTATATATATAATCGTCTCCAATTCCATTATTGAATTCTTTAATTATTCTAGAATCAGAATCCTCCGCTATATACATATCATTTTCTATATATTCTACCATCAACCATAAGTAAATTTCTAATCTTATACTTGTATAATTAAGAGATGTTACCAAGGTTATATTTTCATTTAATATTTCTATCGCGAAATTTTTAACTATATTTCCTAAGGTGGTATTTTTTCCAGGCATTTCGCAAACAGATTCCATTATATTTTTATCTGGAAAGAGTTTTTTATATATATAAATAGAATGCCCAAATGTAAAAACACTTGAAAAATTCCCTTCTCCCGAATTATATAACATTATAAGATTGCTTAGTAAATTTTTAATATATTCTGGATTTTCACTAGTTTCTATTTGCCCATCTTTTTCTAAAAATGCGTTAGAAAAGTTAATTTCATCATTTATATTAGTTAAGTATTGTCTATAAAGTCCCCCTTCATCTATACCTGCTTCCCCATTAATAAAAATCTTAATTAAACTTAATCGCAAAAGGTCCATATTTAGAAGGTTATAATTAACATCTTTGATTATATGAGTTTCATCTATACCATTCAAATATTCTATAGTTTGTGAAAAAAATGTATTAATATCATTTGGTTGTAATTCTAATTTATAATAAGAACACCATAATCCAGGATTTATAGATAATGGAAATAAAAAACACGTTATGTCGGTCATTATAAATGGAAATATCCTAGTAAAAATATCGTTTAAATCTAGTTTTTCATTATTAATTAAATTTAATTTTTTAATTTTTGTTAAGTTACTTATAGAATCTGGTAATTTTTCTAGTTCGTTATTGCTTAAATCTAATGTTATTAAATTTATTAAATCTCCAAAATTATCTGGTAAATTTGTTGTTTTGGTATTACTTAAATTTAATGTTGTTAGATTTATTAATTTACTTATATATTCTGGAAATATTAGTAATCCCGTATCGCTTAAATTTAATGTTTTTAGATTTATTAATTTTTCCAATGATGGAATATTTTCACAATCAATCAATTCTAATTTTTCAATATTTTCGTTTTCAATATTACCAATTATCTTTATTTTTTCAATTAGTAATTCATTAAGTCCTTTAAATTTATTAAGTTGGTCTCCTAAGTTAAATTCAAATCTTCCTTTAGTTTCGCATATATTTAGTAAATACGATGTTGTAATTAACCCATCTTCACCAAACCGCTCTTCTTGTTTATTAATATATCTGGACTTTAATTCTAATCTTTTTAAATTTTCAGTATATGGTATATCTTTAAACTCTGTAATTTTAGATGTCCCTTCTATTTTTAAGATTTCTAAATTAGGTAGTTTTAGTATTTCATTAATATCTGTTAAACCATAATAACATCCAAATTCTTCCAATTCTATCTCTACTATATTTTCTTTTAAATTTGGATAAAGTGTATCTATATCATCCGGCCAAAAATTACCTATAAAACGACAACTTTTTAGATGAATTTTTAATTTATTATTTAATATAGTTCCAATTTGTTCTTCTATTTTTGAAAATATTTTATTATTAGGAAAATTAATAATTTTTTTTTCCAAATATTTTGTTTCTCCCTCTACAGTCATATCTGGAATTAAATAAATTTTTAAGTCATTCGCAATTTTTCGTAATTCTACTATTTCTTTTTTATTTAAGGTGTTTTCAATTATTTCTTTCTCGATTCTTCTATGTAAAAAAATTTTTTCTATAAAAATTGTTTTAATTTCATTAGACATTATAATATAATTAAACTTTTTTTTTTAGAATTTTATCTATTGTAAGCATATCTATTATAAGCATTTATCTATAAGCATATCTATTATAAGCATATCTATTATAAGCATATCTATTATAAGCATTTATCTATTATAAGCATTTATCTATTATAAGCATAAGTATAACCATACACTATAAAAAAAATTGAATTAGTTATTATGATGGTATTAATCACACATACAAAATAAATTTAATCACATACAAAATGAATAAACTTATTAAAGGAACCACAAAAGTTCATTTAATAGTTGAAGAGAATGACATTAACAAATTGAGAACTCTTTCAAAAAATGAATTATTTGTTTTTGACGATGATGGAGAATCACCTCTGCATTACGCAGCCACTAATGGCAATCAAATTATTTGTGATTGGTTAGTCTATAAATGTCCTGAATTAATAAATATTAGAGATAATGAAGGAAAAACCGCTATGGATTGGGCACGAAAATATAATGATATTAAATTTTAGATAAATCAGCAATTAGTATAATATTATTTATTAGTAACTATTTTTACTTTTACTTTTAATACTTTTTCTTTTACTTTTAATACTTTTACCTTGTTTAATACGTTTAATACTTTTACCTTGTTTTCTACGTTTTCTACTTTTACGTTTAATACTTTTACCTTGTTTTCTACGTTTAATACTTTTACCTTGTTTTCTACGTTTAATACTTTTACGTTTAATACTTTTTCTTTTACTTTTAATACTTTTACGTTTAATACTTTTACCTTGTTTTCTACTACGTTTATTTAATGAATTCTTTCTACCTATACCAAACGCCCCATCATCCAGTATAATTGTCTTCATTATTAATAATAATAAATCTTTTTTAGATACGAAATCTCCTAAAACTAATTGATTAAAACAAGTATGTGATTCTATCCCTTTTAGACCTCTTCTATATGATATTCTATAGTCTTCAATTGATAATATTCTTGAACCTGTCCAATATTCCAATAACTTTTTTACAAAATCTTCTTGATTATAAAAAAATTTTGGACCATCCATTCCGATTAAAGTTCTATTATCTGTAGGTGGTAATAATTCTCTTAATCCTAAATTTATTTCTCTAACTTCTTTGTCGCTGAAATTACTTTCAAAATCAAGCAATATCTCTTTAAATAAATCTATTTTTATTTGAGACAACTCCGCGGTAAATGATATTTTAGATATTAATTTTTCTATATTTAATTTGGTATTCGAATTAAAAATACTATTTATTATGAAAATATTTATATGGTCTCTATTAATACTTTTTGTTCTATCTAAAAATTGCGAACAATCTAAATGATGTCTATCAACTATTAATTTAAACGCATCTTTAATCTCTTGCGATACAGTAAATTCTTCAGGTCTACTACCCGCCCAAGAATAATCAGTATTACTATTACTATTACTTCCACCTCTTTGTTTACCACCTCCCCCCATACCTACTTGATTATTACCATTCGCTGCTTGTAAAATTAAATTATTAGCAACTTGATTATTAGCGGATAGATTATTTACATTAGCTACTTGATTATTAGCGGATAGATTATTTACATTAGCTGCTTGATTATTAGCGGATAGATTATTTACATTAGCTACTTGATTATAAGCGGATAGATTATTTACATTAGCTACTTGATTATTAGCATTGGCTTGTAAAATTAAATTATTAGAGGATAGATTATTTACATTAGCTACTTGATTATTAGCATTGGCTTGTAAAATTAAATTATTAGCTGCTTGATTATTTACATTAGCTGCTTGATTATTTACATTCGCTGCTTGTAAAATTAAATTATTAGCTGCTTGATTATTTACATTAGCTGCTTGATTATTTACATTCGCTGCTTGTAAAATTAAATTATTAGCTGCTTGATTATTCGCTGCGTTATTATTTACATTAGCTGCGTTATTACCATTTGTTATATCTCCTATAAATGAATAATAGTCTGTTTGTAATTTTATAATTAAATATGGCTTACATAATTTATTTAATTCTATAACATCTTCATTTTCTAAAAATATTTCTTTCATTAATTCAATCTTATTCAAATTTATTTCAAATCTTGGATCATCGGCGTGTATTCTTAATTGTTCATACTTTTCTCCTATTAAATCTACAAAAGAATTTAAAAAATCATATCTATAATTATAAATAACTTCCTTAATACGATTTATGTTTTCTCTAGTATTTTCCGGTATATCGATAAGGTCAGTAAGATCTTCCCACTTCCCTATATAATGATCTAAAACATCTGGTTCAAAAAGTGTTAATTTATTTAAAATATACAAATTTCTATTAAGTTCGAAATTTAATTCATAACTATCATCTCCGCTGTCCATCCATCCTGGTGTTCCGTCTATTAAATTAAAAACTTCGCGAGCCAAATCTAGAATTGTAGACATAAGATATTGGGAATTCCCCATTTCTCTTAAATTTTCTATAGTATCTAATAAACTAGTAGCCCCATCCATCGACCGCGGCATAAAATCGGTCAAGGGGTTACCAATTTCATTTTCAAAAAAATCTAAATAATCTATAAATTCTTCTCGATTTATCAAATTTCCATCATCACCTATAATATCTTCAGTTTCTAAGGCATTATTTGCTAAGGCATTATTTCCTAAGGCATTATTTGCTAAGGCATTATTTGCTAAGGCATTATTTCCTAAGGCATTATTTCCTAAGGCATTATTTGCTAAGGCATTATTTGCTAAGGCATTATTTCCTAAGGCATTATTTGCTAAGGCATTATTTGCTAAGGCATTATTTGCTAAGGCATTATTTGCTAAGGCATTATTTCCTAAGGCATTATTTGCTAAGGCATTATTTCCTAAGGCATTATTTGCTAAGGCATTATTTCCTTGGTCTAAATATTCTTCTTTATCTATATAAATTATTTCATCTATTGGAAATTCTATATTCTTAAAAAAATAATCATAATAATCTTTGTGGTCGCCAGTAATATTAAATACTTTTATTTTATAAGAAATAGATTCGTCCCCTATAGACATATCGTCATTAATAAACTCAACCATCATCCATAAATAAGTTGTTAATCTTATATGTGTATATGACAATAATTCAACTTGTTCCTTTGGTTCATGTAATATATTTATGGCAAAATTTTTCAATATTAAATGCAATTCTTTATCACCCAAACATTTAGATAACATAATATCCAAATCTGGATATATGTGTTTATATAAAGTTATCGCATGCCCGAATCTAAAAGGACTTTCAAAGTCTCCTAATCCCGCATTATATAAACAAGTTATCATACTCATTATATGTTTTAAATCCTCAGAATTTTCAGTAGATACAATAGTTCCCTCTTCATTTTTAATAAAAAATTTTTTCTCACTAATTTCATTAGATATATCACTTAAATATTGTCTATAAAGACCACCCGCGTCAATGCCTTCTTCTCCTTCAATTTTTACAAAAAATAAACTTAATCTATAATAATCGGTCTTATTTATTAAATTAGTATTAATCCCAACTAAAATATCTTCATTAGATTTTAATTGTGTAATAGTCTGTTCAAAAAAAGAGTTTGTTGTTTTAGGTTGTATTAATAATCTATTAGCATAAGGCACACTATATACCCCTATAACACCTGATATAGAAATAGAATTAATTTGGACTTGTTGACTACCTTTATTATTATTATTAAGAGAATTTCTAAATGCTTTTAAAACCAAACTCCGTAAAGGACAACTGGGGTTAAAAAGTTGTAATATTTCTTGTACAGTATGTGTATCAATTCTACCCATTTCTTTAAGCAATTCTATCAATTTTGGATTATTAAATGTAAATATTGAAAGTTTATCTAAATTATAAATATTAGAAGGTAAAGTGCTAATGGGATTATTATCAATTATTAATTCTTCTAAATTTGATAAATTTACTATATTATTTGGTAATTTTATTAAATAATTTGTTTTTAAATTCAAACTTTTTAATTTTATAAGAGTATCTATATAATCACTAGGTAAAACAGTTATTTTATTATAACTAATATCAAGTTTTTCTAAATTAATACATTTATTTATATTTGGAAAAACTTTAACATTAGAACTTTTCATATATAGTTCTTTTAAAGCAATCAATTTATTTAATGGTCTAAATATAGAAATACTACCTAATGGACAATATGAAATATTAAATTTTTCCAAGTTTACTAAATTACCCAAACTTTCTGGTATTTTTTTTATATTATTATTTCTTAAATACAACTCTTCTAATTTTGTTAGCGATTTTATACATTCTTCTTCCCAGTCATTTATTTTATTAAAACTTAAATTAATTATTTCTAGATTAATACATTTATCTAAATTTGGGAAATAAGTAATTCCGTTATTAGTTAAATTTAGTTTTTTCAATGTAACTAATTTATTTAATGTTGGTAAAAATAGTAAGGGATGGGGAATATCATTTATAATTAAAGATTCTATTTTTGGTAAATCTCCTTCTATAAACTGTACTGAGCCAAATATTTTTTGTCCATATATTTCTAGTGAAGTTAAATTTGGTAACTTTATAATATCATTAACCTGGATTTGTTCTAGTGTATCTATTAATTGAATAGTTTTTTTATTAAATTTTATTTTTTTTAGGTTAGTAAGTTTAGAAAAATCAATTTCTGGCTTACTTCCGGTTTCATCTATTTCTGTAATTGATAATGTTTCTAATGTAGATATATTTGATATATGAGAACCTCCACGTATTTCATAATTATCAATATATAACTTGGTTAGTTTAACATCTTTTATGTTTTCATTAATATTTATTATTCCTTTACCAAATGTATAACCACGTATAATAAATAATTCTTTTAATTTGTCTTTTAAATCAGTATAAAAAAAGTTTGGTAATTCTATTATTTTATTAGAAAACTCCTCCCAATAAAAAAATTCTAAATTTTTAAATACATTCAAATACGTTAGATTATCCATTTTCCGTGCTTCCATAATTTCTATTCTATTTACTTTATCAAAAAACTCTGGATATAATTCTTTTTGTTGTGGTAAGAACGACGGGAAAATATTAGTTTTATTATTACCTAATATAGAAATAGTTATTGAACTATCAGCAGACACACCACCATTCTCTAGAATTTCTTTATATTTATATAAAATTTCATTTCTAATATCATTGGAAGTTTTATTTCCTGAAATTTCTATTAAATTTGTGGACATTATTATATTAAAAGAAATTAAATTTTAATATAATAAACTATTTCCCTTTATCTTATTTTGATTCTTTAATTTAATACTTTCCTTGTCTTTTACTTTTACCTTGTCTTTTACTTTTAATACTTTTACCTATTCTTTTACCTATTCTTTTACCTAGTCTTTTACTTTTAATACTTTTACCTATTCTTTTACTTTTAATACTTTTAATACTTTTACCTATTCTTTTACCTAGTATTTTACTATGTCTTTTACTATAACTTTTACTATGTCTTTTACTTTTAATACTTTTACCTATTCTTTTACCTTGTCTTTTACTTTTAATACTTTCACCTAGTCTTTTACTTTTAATACTTTTACCTTGTCTTTTACTTTTAATACTTTTACTATAACTTTTACTAATACTTTCACCTAGTCTTTTACTATAACTTTCACCTAGTCTTTTACTATAACTTTCACCTAGTCTTTTACTTTTACCTATTTTTTTACTGCGTTTATTTAATGAATTCTTTCTACCTATACCAAACGCCCCATCATCTAATATAAGTGTCTTTATTATTATTGATAATAAATCTTTTTTAGATACGAAATCTCCTAAAACTAATTGATTAAAACAAGTATGTGATTCTATTCCAGGAAGATCTACTCTATATGATATTCTATATTGTTCCATTGTTATTATCCTTGAACCAGTCCAATATTCCAATAATTTTTTTACAAAATCTTCTTGTTTAAAAAAAATTCTCGGACTTCCATCACTTCCTAATAAAGTTCTATTATCTGTTGGTGGTAATAATTCTCTTAATTCTAAATCTATTTCTCTAACTTCTTCTACACTTAAATTACTTTCAAAATCTAGTAGCACCTCTTTAAATAAATCTACTTTTATTTGAGGCATGTGGGCGTGTGATGAAAATGATATTTTAGATATTAATAGGTTTATATTTAATTTGGTATTCGAATTAAAAATACTATTTATTATGAAAATATTTATATGGTCTCTCGTTTCATCTGTAGTTCTATCTAAAAATTGCGAACACTCATAATGATGTCTATCAACTAAAAATTTAAACGCATCTTTAATCTCTTGCGATACAGTAAATTCTTCAGGTCTACTACCTGCCCAAGAATAATCAGTACTATTACTATTACTATTACTTCCACCTCTTTGTTTACCACCACCTCTACTTCCACCTCTACCTCTGCTTCCACCTCTACCTCTACTTCCACCTCTACCTCTACCTGGAGTTGAGTCTCTTACAAACCTTCTTAATTCGCGTCTAGCTATAATATCATCTCTCCAAGTCAAATTTGTATTGGGTAATCTACTTTGTAATCTCTCTTCAACTCTATCAACAATTCCAGGATTGTCTGTCGCAAGAGTTTCATTATTACCATCCGCGGTACTCTCTACTGTTCTCAATCGTCTGAATACACCTACATTACCAGGATTGTTCCTCCAACCATCACCGTATAACCTATTAAGATGTGTTTCTAAATATGGTCTATCCGCGATTGATTGTAAATTACTATGCGAAAGTAAACCATTTGGTATAGGAGCAACAACATTATTACCAGGTTGATTATTACCTTGATTATTACCTTGATTATTACCTTGATTATTACCTTGATTATTACCTTGATTATTACCTTGATTACCAGGTTGATTATTACCTTGATTACCAGGTTGATTATTACCAGGTTGATTATTACCAGGTTGATTATTACCTTGATTACCAGGTTGATTATTACCAGGTTGATTATTACCAGGTTGATTATTACCAGGTTGATTATTACCAGGTTGATTATTACCAGGTTGATTATTACCAGGTTGATTATTACCAGGTTGATTATTACCTTGATTATTACCAGGTTGATTATTACCTTGATTACCAGGTTGATTACCAGGTTGATTACCAGGTTGATTATTACCTTGATTATTACCAGGTTGATTATTACCTTGATTACCAGGTTGATTACCAGGTTGATTATTACCTTGATTACCAGGTTGATTATTACCTTGATTACCAGGTTGATTATTACCTTGATTATTACCTTGATTATTACCTTGATTACCAGGTTGATTATTACCAGGTTGATTATTACCTTGATTATTACCTATATTATTACCTATATTATTACCAGGTTGAGCATTATTACCTTGATTATTACCTTGATTATTACCTTGATTATTACCTTGATTATTACCTTGATTATTACCTTGATTATTACCTTGATTATTACCTTGATTATTACCTTGATTATTACCTTGATTATTACCTTGATTATTGTTACCAAGATATACTCCATATAATTCTTCGTCATTTAATTTAATTATTTGGTAAGCAAATACATTTCGAATTGGTGTTGCAAGAATTCGTTCACATTCCTCTATTTTAGTCACAATAAAATAATTACGTGGCACTGTTTCTTCAAAAGACTTCTTTAATTTAGTAACTGCCTCAAAAAATATATTATATCGGTTTTCTAATACCATATCTAACTTTCCGATAGGATCTTCTAAAATTCTTGGCTTTATATCATTATAACTTCTTAAAACATTTCCTTTTATTAATGGGTCATCATTAAATATAGTTAATTTATCTATTATAAATTTAGTTCTTTTAAATTCATACAAAACTTTAATTCTAGGGTCATCGAAATCATTAAATTGAAATGGTGGAACGGTTAAAAATAAATATCCAAGATTATTTAATTTAAATATAAGTTCATTTTGAATTTGTTCTAATTCTTCTATGTTAGGTTCTGTTTCATTAGCACAAAATTCCAAAACTTTTTCAAAAAATATAGTGTGTGCTTGTTGTAAAAAATCTTTTTCTAATATTAAAAATAATATAAATAATTTATGGTCTTTATAGTCCTCTATATCAAGTTGGACTGGTTCTGGTTCGGCTACTGGTTCTGGTGCCGTACCAGGTTCTGGAAATGCCATATTCTCAAAAAAATAATCATAATAATCTTTGTGGTCGCCAGTAATATTATATACTTTTATTTTATAAGAAATAGATTCGTCCCCTATAGACATATCGTCATTAATAAACTCAACCATCATCCATAAATAAGTTGTTAATCTTAAATGTGTATTTGGTAATAATTCAACTTGTTCCTTTGGTTCATTTAATATTTTTATGGCGAAATCTTTCAATATTAAATGTAATTCTTTTTTACCGAAACATTTAGATAACATAATATCTTCGCTAGGATATACGTGTTTATACAAAGTTATCGCATGACCGAAATTAAAAGGAATATCGAAGTCTCCTAATCCCGCATTATATAAACAAGTTATCATACCCATTATATGTTTTAAATCCTCGGGAGTTTCAGTACATACTATAGTTCCCTCTTCATTTTTAATAAAAAATTTTTTCTCACTAATTTCATTAGATATATCACTTAAATATTGTCTATAAAGACCACCCGCATCAATACCCGCCTCTCCATCAATTTTTACAAAAAATAAACTTAATCGTATTTTATCATTTAATTCCATCAACACATCTGGTCTGTCCATATTAATTAAAACACCATCTTTAGATTTTAATTGTGTAATAGTCTGTTCAAAAAACGAGGTTTCTGTTTTAGGTTGTAGTAATAATCTAAATCTGTTTCTATCGGAAGTACCCTTTATTCTTACACCCCCGTTCATGAACATTATGTACGCATTCTTAATAAGATTATTATTATTACGAGATTTTTGTACAGATTTAAAAACTAAACTCTTTGTAGGACAACTAGAGTTAAAAAGTTGTAATATTTCTTGTACCGTACTTTGACTTGTCGCTCCCATTTCGTTAAGTAAATCTATCAATTTATTATTATTATTAAATTCAAATGTTTTAAGATTTTTTAAATTATCAATATTATCTGGTAAATCTTCAATCTTATTATTATAAACATCCAAAACTTCTAAATTTACTAAATTACCTATATTTTCAGGTAATCTTTTGAGCAAATTTAGACTTACAATTAATTTTTTTAAATTTAGTAAATCGCATATACTATCTGGTAAGAATTCGAGTTTATTTATACTTAAATTTAATTCTTTTAATTTAGTAAATTTTTTAAAAGTATCCTCTGGAATGGTTTTTTCTAATCTATTGTTTCTAAAATTAATTATTTCTAGATTTATACATTTATCTAAATTTGGGAAGTCGGTAAAATTATTATTATTAAATTTGATTTTTTTTAATGTAACTAATTTATTTATGGAATTTAAAAAATTAGACATATTTGTAACCGCTTGTGGGTTGCGATAAAATCCCCGCACCAATCTTACATTTAGATTAATATCATCAATAGATAACGATTCTAATTTTGGCAAGTCACCTTCTATAAATTGACCAGAGATAAAATCGTCTATTCCAATTATTTCTATAGAAATTAAATTTGGCAACTTTTTTATTTTTTGAATCTGGTCCGCCGAAAAAGGTGCGGCCGGGCGAATCTCCGCACTTAAATATATATGTTTTAGGTTAGTAAGTTTTGAAAAATCAATACCAGTCAGTTGCAGAGGTGGTGCATAACTTGGTTGGCTCGTTCCAATTCTTAATTTTTCTAATGTAGATATATTTGAAATATGAGAACTTCCATTTATTTTCATTTTATTAAAAGATAATTGAATAAGTTCTATATCTTTTATTTTTTCACTCAAAAAAAACAACCCAAATCCATTGGAAGAAGATAAAAATAAATATTTTAATTTATGTTTTAAATCAGTATAAAAAAAATCGGGTAATTCTTTTATTTTATTCACATATTTTAACGAAAAAAATTCTAAATTTTTAAATACATTCAAATAATTTATATTATTCATTTTAGTAGCATCTTTAATTTCTATTCTATTTACTCTATCGAAAAAATCAGGGTATCTTATTTTTTGAGTTTCAGTGAAAGACGGGAAAACAGTTGTTCTTTCATTATTTGTTATAATAATAGAAATAGAACGATCGGCTATAGCAGTTGGATCAACCAGGTCGGTG